TGCAAGAAAAACTCTGTGGCGAAGCCGGCATCACCTCCCTCCACGGAACCGGAATGATCCCAAGAGAGCATCTGTTAGGCTATACCCTAGCCCGAGGAGTTTCCAATGCGTTTGACACCCTGCGTGTGCAACATCAGACAGAGGGTATCAAAGACGGAATATCGTCGTTTAGTTTCAAGAGCTATGAGCAAGGGCGCGACAAATTCCAAGGGACTGCATTGGATTTTGGTTGGTGTGACGAGATGCCCACGCAAACCCAAGCAGACATCTACCCGGAATTCTTGACCCGGCTCGCGGGCGAAGGAATTATGCTCGTCACGGCGACACCGCTCCTGAACACCCTGGTCGATCAATTCACCAAAGAGGTATCACCGGATCGCGCAATGGTGCAGATGATCCTGGACGATGCCGAGCACTATTCCGCCGAGCAGAAGCGGGCGCTGGTCGCATCCTGGCCGGTGCATGAACGCGAGACGCGCCGGCTCGGGATACCAATGGCTGGCTTCGGTCGGGTATTTCCCTATGACGAGCAGGCCCTGAAGGAACCCTATATCGACTACATCCCGCCTGCGTGGGTGAAGCTGTGGGGCATCGACTTCGGGATCGCGCATCCGTTCGCGGCGGTCCTCTACGCCTGGGACCGCGACAACGATGTGGTCCACATCCTCCACTGTATCCGCGTCAAGGACATGCAGCCGATCCAGCACGCTGCAGCCATGAAAACGTTCGCTGCCGCGGTCAAGGTGGCCTGGCCTCAGGACGGCACAGCGCGTGAGCACGGCAGCGGGCAACCGTTGTCCTCGATCTACCGCGCGCAGGGTCTGCAGATGCTGGCGAACCACGCGACGTTCCCCGATGGTGGCTACTCCACCGAGGCCGGCTACGCCGAAATGGATCAGCGCATGACTACCGGCCGCCTGAAAGTTGCTTCGCACTTGTCTGAGTGGTTCGAGGAGTTTCGTAATCTGCACCGCGATAAGAACGGCGCCATTGAAAAAATAAATGATGACTTGATGTCGGCTACAAGAATAGGAATAATGTCCCGTCGTTTTGCTCACCCAGCCCAGCTTGGAAGCAAGTTTACCAGGCGCCCTTCTGGACAGGCTCGTGATGTTGACTTCGATCCATTTTAGTGTAGGGTAGTGCCTGGAGGTACTCGTCATGCAAAAATATGCTCTTACCCGGAAACGGTATTATGAAAAGACCAAAGCGCTAAGCAATGCGCGCTCGCGGAAATGGGGCCGGGATCATCCAGAACGGGTTCGGGCTTCGGCCAGGAAGTTTCGTGAAAAGAACCCGGACAAAAGCCGCAAGGCTGCTGCGAAGTGGCGGGCTGCACAATCGCCGGAAGTGCTTAAGCGGGGCCGGCGTGTACAGACTTTGCAAACCTATGGTTTGACTGTTAGCCAATATGACGAGATGCTTGCAGCGCAAGATGATTGTTGTGCAATCTGTGGGACCTTGGCTATCTTGTGCGCGGGCAAGGGCGATCTTCACGTTGATCACGATCACAAAACCAAAAAAGTGCGCGGGTTACTCTGTCATCATTGCAACACTGGCTTAGGACTTTTCCAAGATAATCCTTTGATCTTAAAATCCGCCACGGCATATTTGCTGAGAGATGTCAAGTTCTCAACTTGACAAAAAGTTCCGCTTCCCCCCTTAATGTCAGTCTAGGTTCTCCTCCGTACCTCCAGTCTTAGGAGAGGGCCCGTAAACGCTGGGAATATACGTGGCCCCAGACCTAGAATAAATTTGTGTCAGAAATTTGTGTACAAATTTCGGACAAGCCCTGAGGAGAAGCTGATGCCAAATGATCCGTCCGATCCGCGCAACGACCCGAACTACGCCAAAGAGCGCGCTGCCAATATTGCCGCGCACACTGCGGCCGCGGCGAAGGCTGCCCAAGCCGCTGCGCCTGTCGCTGCGCCTGTGGCTGCTGTCACTGCGCCTGTGGCTGCTCCTGCTGCTCCTGCTCCTTCGGTTCTTCAGTCGTTTGAAGCCGGGGTCGCGGCGCTCGTCCATAAGATTGAAGGCAAGTAAGAAAGTTTCCTGAGAGGGGGTGGTGCCATGCTCAAAACAACTTTGGCTGTAATTGGTATCGTGCTCGGCTGGGCTCACTACGCACATGCGTGGGAACAGAAGTCGATGAACGCCCAGATTGATCAGACCGACTTTCTGATGAACAACAACTGTTCGGCCACTCTGATTGACAAGGACAAGGGCTATCTTCTGACGGCCAACCACTGTGTCGCTGATCAATATCAGATCGTTGATCAAGACACTTATGACAAAGACGGCAAGGTTACTACCACGAAGGTCCGCATTGCCATCCCGGGTACTGTCAGCCAATTGGTTTTCAACGGCCCAGATGAAGTTTCGCGGACCCTCTATGTGGTCCAGGTTGTCAAGAGTGACGCGGCCACCGACCTGGCCTTGGTCAAGGTTGTGAGCAAGCTGCCGAATACGCAAGCGGCTCCAATCGCCAGTGTGCCGCCTGTGCGCGGCGATAAGGTGTTCGCAGTCGGCAACCCACTGGTGTTCTTGTACGCCTCGGTTTCGGAAGGGATCGTCGCCAGCACCCAACGCAACTATCGAATGATCGGGATTGACAGTGACAATGGCTTCACGCAAACCACAACCTCGATCAGCGGCGGCAGTTCGGGTGGCGCTCTTTATAATGATCGTGGCGAACTTATTGGCGTGGTGGTTCGGGGTGCCCCCGGCATAGCGCTATCAGTTCCGCTATCAGACATTCTGGCGTTCCTGAAAGACGTGGCATGATCCAGCTCTACATCTTCTGGGTAGCACTATGGATGGAAGGGATGAAGGGCACGCTGGAGGAAATGTATGGACACCCCAGCCCCTAGAAGTTCCGGCCCAGTTGCAGCCGTCCTGGCCATCACGATCCCTTTTCTTGGGCTATGGGAAGGCATCGACCATGTTGCCCGTCACCAAGCCATTGACCCGTCAGGGGTTATCACGTATTGCAACGGCCTTACAAACTACGATAACCAGAATGTACGGGTGGGTGAGGTCTTTTCTGACGCCGAGTGCGCCAGATTGTTGCGCGGCGAACTCCCCCGCTACCTGCGAATGGTCGACCGACAGATCAAGGTGGCCATGCCTCCCCACCGCTATTCGGCGGTTTTGTCCTTTACTTACAACGAAGGGGAGGGTACACTGAAAAAATCGAGCATCAAGCGGGACATGAATGACGGCATGACGGTCATGGCCTGCAACGATTTTATGAAGTACGATGTGGCGAACCATCGGGTTCTTCCGGGGTTAGCAAATCGCCGTCGCGCGGAACGTAGCTTTTGCCTTCGGGAGGATTGATGAATGATAGTTCTACAACTTGCCCTCGCTGGGATTTGGCATCTGGTTGCCGATTACAGTGTTCTCGTGGTACTCGCTGGGGGCCTAATTGCCCTGGCCGTTTTGTCCCAGTTTATCCCAGTAATCGGGCCGTTCCTTGGAAAGTTCCGGGTGGACCTCTTATGGGCGGCTGCGCTGATCATAGCGATGTTGCTGTGGGGGGCCCACATCCAGCATGACACCAACCTGCAATGGCAGGCCAAGCAGGTAGTGCTTGACAAGGCGGTGACGAAGATTGTAAAGCAGACGACGCCACGGCCGAATGCGAAGCATAAGGCCCCGCATGATAGGTGGGACAACAGCCGAAACTGAACTGGAGGATACGATGAGAAGCTTTACCTTATCAGGTTGCGTCCTGATTATAGGGTTTGTGTTATCAGGCTGTGACCTGAAGGACCTGCCCCCGAGCAGCATCGCGCCGATTTGCGCCGCCCTGGTCGGCCCGATCCACTACAACTCGCGCAACAAAATGTCGCAACGCTATGCGGCATATCTCCTGACGTTGGACCTGCATCAGCGCAATGAGATCGGGCGGAAGCTTAATTGCCCGCAGTACAAGTGATGCTGGTCAATAGCAAAGGCGCGCCCATCTCGACCCCCATCGAGGTCTTCATCGCGTTCCCGGTTTATCGGGAGGTGCCGAGCCAAACGCTGGTTTCGTTCGTGCGAACGATTGAGATGCTGAACGCGCAGCATATTTCGTATCAGTGCGGCATCTTGCAGGGTTGCTCTCAGGTGTGCAATGCCCGTAATCTGCTGGTGAAGCAGTTCCTCGAAACGAAGGCCACCCATCTATTCTGGATCGACAGCGATATGGTGTGGCAGCCAGAAGATTTTGTGCGGCTCCTGCAGGCGGGCGTGGACTGTGTAAATGTCGGCTATGTGGCGAAAGATACGCGGTTCTTCCGCCTTAATCATGGTCTAGGGTTCTGTTGCGTAAAGCGGGTGGTGATGGAAAAGTTGAGTGCAGCTGCGCCGATGGGCACAACCTTAGAAGGGAGCTTTCCCCAGGTGTTCCAATATGCCCCGCATCTTGGCATTGCCGGCGAGGATATTGAATTTTATCGTGCGGTGAAAGGGGTAGGATATACCCCTCGCCGTACAGAGGATGTGCATTTGGGTCATGTGGGAACGTACGTCTATGAGGAGAAGCCGTGAAATTGCTTGCCGCAACCTTTGCTGTTTCGCTCTTGCTCACGGGTCTTGCGGACGCTTTCACTTGCGCGCAAGTGCGCTGGGCGGTCAAGAACTTGCCAGCGGAGACGATGGCGCAGTACATAGCCGGCGCAACAAAAGAACAACTTGCCTTCGGCCGAGCCTGTCTGCGGGTGCGACATAAAGTTGCGCGGCGCCGGCACCGCCGTTGACTTAATTCCCTTCAAAGCCTAATATAGCTCTTACACGCAACATTCTTGTGCGCGGAGCATATCCCTATGGCGACACCAACCCCAGGCAATCCACCGGAGCTGCAGGCGCATCTTGATGCGTTCTACAAAGCCCATACGGCTGCGATCGCGGCGGCCAAGAACGGCACCGAGAAGGCGGCTGAAGGTGCTGCTGGTTCCGTTGCCCCTGAACTCGCTTCGCAGACGATGGGCATCAAGTAATGATGAACTCCAAGAACGTGGGCCTGTCCGGTATGGCCGGTATGGACATGGGCCTTGGTGACCGGGTGCAATCCCAGCTCGAACAAGAGCAGGCACTCAAGAAGAAAAAGGGCATTCAGCCCGATGCCCTCAGTTCGTCCGGCATGATGATGCTGTTGGGCAACGCGACCCCTACACCGGGACAATAAGATGGCCGACGAACTCAAAGAACTCGCGGCCACCGCAATGGTGCAGAACGGCCGCGCGCAGGACATCGTGATTGATAGCTTGCGGGAGTTCGCAGAGTTGCAGTCGTGGCGTTCCGCCACCGCCGAGCAGTGCGAAGAAATTGCCGCCCTATTGATCCCCGCCCACCGCAACACATTCTTCTTCGGCACAGCCAATTGGCCTGGCATGAAGAAAACCGACCGCCAGGTTGACAGCAATGGCCAGCTCGCGCTTGATAAGTTCTCTGCCATCTGCGACAGCTTGCTGACGCCTCGGAATATGTATTGGCATGGGCTGAGTTTTCCCAAGCGGCTCATGAAGAACAGGAGGATACGGCTATGGGCCGAACAGGCACAACACGCGATCTTCAAGGCGCGGTACACGGATACGGCGAACTTTGCCTCCCAGAACCAAATGATCTTTCAGGGCCTCGGTGCATATGGCACGAGTGGAATGTTCGTGGACAAATTACATTCACTGGAAGGCAAACGTGGTTTGCGATACAAGGCAATCCCGCTCGGAGAATTGTATATCAGGGAGAACCATCAGGGCCGCGTTGACGGTTTCATTCGTTGGTTCCGGTTGACGGCTGATCAGGCCAAGAAGCAGTTCCCCGAAAGCTTCCCGCAGCAGCTCCAGGCCGCGCTCGATCAGCGCAGCCAAACCAAGTTCGATTTCATTCAGCGCGTCATCCCACGATACGACTGGGACCCGCGCAGTTTGTCCCCGAAGAAGATGCCCTACGCTTCGTATTACATCTGCCTCACCAGCCACTCGCTGTTGAGCGAAGGTGGCTACCGCACATTTCCGCTTCCCATCACTCGTTACACGCAGGCTCCTGGGGAAGTGTACGGCCGCTCGCCGGCCATGCAAGTCCTGCCGTCGCTTAAGACGCTCAACGCCGAAAAGCGGGTGTTCCTGAAACAAGGCCATCGGGCGAGTGATCCTGTTCTGTTGACTGCCGACGATGGGCTGTTCGATCTTTCGTTGCGCCCCGGCGCGATGAACAAGGGGGGTATGTCCCCTGATGGCAAGCCCCTCGTCGGCGTGCTTCCCTCGGGCCAAATTCAGATCACCGAAAAAATGATGGACATGGAAGTAGCCATCATCAAGGACGCCTTCTTGGTGCTGTTGTTCCAGATCATGACCGAGACGCCGCAGATGACGGCGACCGAAGTGATCGAGCGTACCAATGAGAAGGGCATCCTCCTGGCCCCGACTATCGGCCGCCAGCAGTCCGAATACCTCGGCCCCCTGATCGAGCGTGAGCTGGACCTGATGATGCAGCTTGGTTTGCTGCCTCCGGTTCCTCAAGAGTTGATCGACGCGAAGGCCGAGTACGAAGTCGAGTACACGTCCCCGATCTCCCGTGCTATGAAGGCGCAGGAAGCCTCGGGCTTCATCCGCACAGTGGAAAGCGTCAAGGAACTGGTGAACATAACCGGCGATCCTTCTCTTCTTGACACCTTCAACTTCGACAAGGCCATTCCCGCGATCGCGGAAATTCAAGCCGTGCCGGAAAGTTGGATGGCTACAGCTCAAGAGATTGCCGCCAAGCGCCAGAACCGCGCCAAGGCGCAGCAGGCGCAGCAGCAAATCCAAGCGCTGCCGGCGCAGGCCGCGATGATCAAGGCGCAGGCCGTTGTCCACAAGAATGAGCCTGGCGTAGTCCCTGGCCAAGGTGGCATGGGCGGCCCGCAACCAGCACAAGGACCACAACCTGGAGGGATGTAATACAGGCTTTGCGCTAAGGTCGTTTAATGTAACAGGAGGTTTACAAAATGGCACGCTTGACTGTGCAGAAGGTCATCGACAACACGATGATCTTTCTTCGTGATCGGTCTACCGCCTATAAGCTGGCAATCACTTCGCCAGCCGGCCAAATGATGTATGGCGATCTCTTGAAGTTCTCGCGCTATGCGCAGGGTCCGGCCGACCCTGATCAATTCCAGACTTGGCGGCTCATTGGTCGACAGGACATGATCCGCCGCATTCAGCAACACGTCAACTTGACAGATGGTCAACTTTTTGCCTTATTCAATGGCGCGGGCTTTCAGCCGCCAGTGACGAAGGACGAGGATGATGAGTAAGCGATCAGCCAACGCTAAAGCGCAGCGGCGTACGCCAGAAGGATGCCGTTGGTTGTAGATCACAATCACAAAACTGGCACAGTCCGAGGGCTGCTGTGCCACACTTGCAATACTGCCCTAGGTATGCTCCGAGACGAACCAGACCTCTGTCTGGCGGCTGCGGAGTATTTAAGAAAGAACTAAACTATGTCGAATGTTGACACAACCACAACGGCCGCTGCTGCGGCTGCCACTGCCGCTGCAACTGCAACCGCTGCGGCGGCTGCTGCTGCGGCTCCAAAATGGTATGCCGGCGCTGATGCCGCTACCATTGGCCATCTCCAATCTCACGGCTGGGATGTGAAGACCCCGACCGACGCTGCCTTGG